GGTTACTATATGGTGGATACAGAATTAAATTAACTATTAAAAAATTTATTCAAGGCCCAATAAAAGAATCTGAAGATTTAAACTTTATAGAAAAGCTAACCTTATTACTAGAACCTAATAATTTTAATGATAGTATTCTTCAAAAAAGTAAAGACCTTACTAGACTTCATCGAATTCATGAAAATACTAAAGCAAGACGCAGACTGGAAAAATGGGCTTCAAGAGTGATTGTGATATATTTATTAATTGTTTTATTTTTAGTTCTAGGGAATTATATAAGTATAAGTTACACTGGGTCTTTATCTTTCATGAACAAAATATCTATCAATATTCCTAAACCTGTTATGATAACAATTCTTTCAACTACAACAGTAAATATTATTGGTTTAGGTCTTATCGTTTTAAGAGGCCACTTCTTGAACAAAGATGATTTAAAAGATGAATTTAAAAAAGAAAACAACAATAATAATCCATCACAACCACATATCAATGAAGAACAGGCCGAACACGAATAATAAAGTCCCCTACATAACAGGTACCCATAAAATCAAAACTGAAAAATTAGTCTATGATGACTTAGATTTATTATCTAAAGTTACATCATTGGTTCAAGCTGTAAAATCTAACGGAAAAGCTACAGATTAGTACAAAAAAGATACCAGTCACTATATCCCTCCCAGCGGAAACTCCCCCAAAAGTTTCCGCTTATTTCTTGCCCTCCTCTAAACATTTTATTACATTTGGACTATTATTTTTATAACAAATTTAATAGGCCAAATGAAAACACAAGATTTCGTCGCAATAGACTTTGAAACCATGACACCGGAGCTGACCAGTGCATGCGCCATAGGACTTGTAAGAGTCCACAACGGAGTTATCAGCCAGAAGTTCTACTCACTTATTAAACCGATACCTGACTCCAGAACCGAACGCAATACCCATGTACACGGCCTGACGGATGAGATGGTAGCCGACGCCCCCACCTTCTCCGAACTGTTCCCTTTACTAAAATCCTTCATCGAAGATCTTCCGATTGTATGCCATAATAGCTCCACAGACATCAACGTCTTCAAAGTCTGCATGGAATACTATGGCCTAACCGGAATTGACCTGAGTCACTACGTCGACACACTGGAACTGTATGGGAAAGGGCTGAAAACATGCTGTGAAGAAAACGGAATCCTACTTGTCAATCACCACGACGCGCTGGCCGATGCGGAAGCCTGTGCAAAGCTCTATCTCTGCTACCAGGGACACCTGGCGAAAGACCTTGCGCATTACGACCTGAAGGAAGTGATGGCTAACAAGGACGCACGTAAGTACGAACATGACACCTTGATGCCTTTATCCGAGGAAGACATAGAAAACAAGGATACAATTTTCTTCCAAAAGAAAGTGGTGATTACAGGTGTCTTTTGCGCCTACCCTGACCGCGATGATCTCGGTTCTATTCTGAAATCATTCGGTGCAGACATAAATACGACAATATCAGGCAAGACAAACATTGTCATTGTCGGAGAAGGGGCCGGTCCATCCAAACTCAAAAAGATTGAAGAGCTCAATGCCAAAGGAAAGAACATCCGTCTCATTTATGAGAAAGAATTATGCGAAATTATGAACGAAATAACTAAACACTAAAAATATGGCAATCAAAAAAGAAAATGTGAACTTGACCTACGACGCTTTGTGGTTCAAGACCTTTATGGACAGTGGAGAATTGACATTCTACAATCGAGAAATCTTTATCTCTCCAGGAATGGCAGGAAGACTGGATATCTTCATGCAGCTGCTGGGCAATGTGGGAGGATATGCCAGAACCACGAACTTTGACAAAGATCTTGACGTGGTGATAGTATCAGACTACTTGATGGATAAATTCAAGAGTGGAGAAAAAGACGAATTTTTCCAAATGCTCGAAGACCTTATCAACGCCAGCGCTACCCCCTACCGTAAACTGAAGTTCACGACAGAATCTATCGTACTCGAATCTTTAAATACCCGTGCAAGCGGCCAGCTTCGTCAGAACAAAAAGGATTTGAAAGATAAGAACACGACTCCGCAGATGATTGAAGCAATCAACCAGGGTATAGAAAGAGATGAACTGATGCTCGGCATGATTAAGAAATACAAAGAATCTACCAAGGAGCCACAACAGCAAAATTTATTTTGAGACATAAACAAGTATGATTGGATTTATCCTTATAATATTTTTAGCTGGATTTATATTTATCGCTTATTTGAAAAAATCGAACGACTCTTCAAATAACAAATCCAATGGAACGATAAGTAGCAATACTTCAAATTATGACAATAACAGAACACAATTAAATCATGCATCTAATACGCAAAAAGCTAAAGAAATACCTTCCACTGCAAAAAAAGTCAATTTTGCAGTGAAAGGTACATCCTATCGCTCCGATGCCGATATTAATGCAGCAAGAAATGTTCGTGTAGGCGATGAACTGACTTTAATCCATGAGCCACACAATGATCATGACACATTTGCGATGATGGTATTAACTTCGGATGGGCATCATATTGGTTATGTAGAGAAAAAGTATTCCATGTGCTTTTTTGTTTACAAAGACAATATCCATAAATGTGTCGTGACCAAAGTGACCAGCGACAACATACCTTTTATCTACGCCGACGCTTACCTTCCATCCGATGCAAGAACTCCTGAGGACGATTTGAGAATTCAAAAAATGATGTCGAAGAACGGACAATACGTTGGAAATGGCGTGTCAGTTAAAATCACCACAGAACGTAGTCTTGCCCATGAAGCCAACCCTGCTGATTTAGAGCTTGCTGAAAAATTAAAATATAGTGAACCTGAAAAAGCCGTTGAAATATTTTTGTCATGCGCTGCGAATGAATCCGGTCTGTATTCTTTGCACCAGGCTTGCATTTGCTATCGTAGTATGAAAGCCTATGATAAAGAAAAAGAACTGATACAACAAATTATTGCAGTATGTAAAGACGAAGGGAAAGAAGAATACATTCCTGAATATGAATCAAGGTTAAAATCTGTAGAATATTACATCAACAAACAGAATGAAAAAGGAGAACTGGACAAAGCGTATTCTCTCCAAAAGGAAGGCAAATATAAAGAGGCACTTGACCTTTATCTTTTTTACTTCAATAAGGATAAATTCGTTTTAAACTTAACAGACAGAATCATTCAATGCTATCGGAAACTAGGTGACAAATCAAATGAACAAAGAATGCTTGAATATGCTCTAAAAAATAAACTTTCAGAATCATACAAACTAAAATATGAAAAGAGATTAGAGAAACTGAAACAAGAGCAATAAGACTTTAGATTATCTTTAATTTCATTAATACGCTTTGCTATTTATGAATAACAAGAAAAAATAATCACACCCAGTACTCCTTAGAAAGTACTGAAAACATAACTGAAAGGCTCTATAAAAAGCGGAAACCTCAAAAAAGTTTCCGCTTTTTCTTTTGCAATCTCAAAACAAAAACATACATTTGCGGTGTCCTACATTTTGAGAAAGGCGAGATGGCTCGCCAAATAACTTTGCTGCGGGCATTTTTTATGCCCTTAGCTTTGGCTATATAAACTTTTGGTTCCGACCCCCGTGTGGAGCGTTAATGCGCCCACTGCCTTTCTCAAGGTGTAGGACAACGGGAAAGCGGGACCTTTTTTGTTCCCTTTCCCGTAATTAACCAACATATTGTTTCATTTTAAATGTCCTACAAAAATGAAAAATCAAATTGTATTGCCTGTAAGTCAGGCAAAAGAAAGCCGTATATCGTTATGGCTGAATCGTGAAAATGTATTGTTCTCTTCCATCATGGAAGAGAAAGTTTCCAACCGCCAGGCTGTGCTTATTTCTCAAGCACTGACTTCCTTCAGTATCCTAACCTGCTCCGTATTCACCCATTGGCTGGCCGCCATTGCCTGCCTCTGCTGGTTTGCCTATTCCATCTTACTTTGCAAGAAAGGAGGTTTACAATGACCGAATCTTCACAGCAACCGATATTCCGTGTCGATAAATACCAGGCATACGAAGAGGACACGGTACTGTTCGAACAATACAGCATCCTCATGTATGGGAGCGAAAAACTGTGCTGCACCCGCCCAGAAATGGAGCAACTAAGCAAACTAATCCAACGCGCTTTAAATGACAGAAAGGAGGCAGAACATGGCAACCGATAAAATCAAATTCGACAAATATATCCTTATCCGGTATTTCCAGGAATATCTCCCGGTGGAACAGGAAAGCGAGAATGTGATATACAAGACCTCCCAGCAGATTCAGGACGAACTGTCTGAGATGGCCGACATCAGCATCAACCAGATTGCGGCCACGATGGTAGAACTACAATACAAGCTCACCATCGGGCCCGATGGCAGGCCGGCATGGATGATGCTGCGCAAATAGCCGGCAGCTTTTTAGATGATTACATTTTTTCTACATTGATAGAATGAAGGCGTGGCGCCGTGAGGGCGCTGCGCCTTTTGTCTTTTTACCCCTTTTCCGCACCGGGTATCTTTGAGCAAAACAAAGAATCATGCTCACCATTTCACAAGATATACCCGACTTCGTACTGTCGTCCCAGCTGGACAACTTTACGATCAATGCCGACAAGCAGGTTACCTTTGTGCTGAAGCAATCGAATACCGTCATCCTTCAAGAGAGTTACACGCCGGACTCCAGCAACCAGATTCGTATTCTGGACCTGTTCTCTCTCATGGAATCGTACCTTCTCACTTCGCCGATGACGCAGTTCAGCTACGAGGTTTCAGCTTCCGGAGAAACAACTGTCAGCAAAACCTTCACGGTGCTGTTATGCCGTCCCATCATCCCCTGCAGTGCAGAGGATTTTGTAGCGGACTACTTTCTGACGACCTTGGCCGGACGTGACAAAATCACCTCCTTTGGCCGCACGGAAACGCTGTACCTGACGACCGGGAAACTGTCTTCCGGCGGCACAACCATCCCAGTGACGGCAGAATGTATCTTCGTAAACGACCAGAACCAACTGCTAAAGTCCACCCGTTCCTTGGGCAACGTAGCCGACTATGGCATCCGTTCCATTGACGTATCCCCTTCCCGATTCACCCAGTCCGGCTACAAACTGTTGCGGTACACCATCCTGGCCGGATCCCGGAAGCAGACCTTCCGCGTGGACCAGGACGAACCGGAATCCATCGGACTAAAGTTCCAGAACTCGTTCGGTCTTGTCGAGACATTCTACTTTGTGGGTGGAGACACGGTCGAACCGGAACTGTCCCGAAGTGCCGCATATTTCGCCGGCCAATACAAGACCTATTATGTAGACGAGCAACGCAAACACACACTCAATACAGGCTACATCCCTGAATCCATGTTCGCCCTGGCCGACGATGTGGCAAGGGCGACCGAAGTCTGGCTGATGGATGAATCCGGCGACATCCCGATAACCATCACCGAAAGCAATACCAGCCGGAGCGATGAAGACGACGGACTGTTTGCTTTCACTGTCTCTTACATCTTCGCATCCCGGTGCCAGCAGCGGCTCCATCTGCTTCCGGACATCTTCGACGACTCATTCGATGACACATACAATTAAAGCCTATGAACGTAATACATATCAAAGACGCATTGAGGTTGCTCGAGTCCGGGCAGCCCTGCAACCTGAAGCTCTGGAAGCTCAGCACAGGTGACATTCTGGAATACAAAGGCGCGGTGTGCGTCGGCTCGCACTGGCGACAAGGACTCCATCGGGTTCGCCTCCCGGCATCCGGCTTAATTCGTTCCTTCCGCGACATATCCCTTTTCGAAATTAACAACATGACAATTTACCTTTAATATGGACAAGAAAATCCTGCAATATGACGGCGACTTCATGCCTGGTGAGATATTCGACATCGAGGTTTCCAACGTGGCCACCGAAATGGCTTCCGTAGAAGACAGCAGCCTGGTATTCGATGAAGATGCAAATGTAAAGACTACGCCTGTTCCCGGACGGAAAGGCATGGTGTATGTCAATTTCGGTGAAGACAACCAGCTTCCGTTTAATATCATCAAGATGATAGGCATCGACGAAGTGATGAGCCAGAACAAGCTGTTCAACGTCATCACCTGTTACGGTGCCGGACTGAAGTACATGGACGTAGACACCAGACAGCCGACAACCCATCCCGAAATCAAACGCTGGCTGATTCACAACAGCCTGCCGCTATTCCAGCTCGAGCAGGCTACAGACATGAAGTATTTCTTTTTCTGTGTGTCAGTCATCATTCTTTCCAGGGACGGCAAAAGAATCAACCGGCTCATTCACAAAGAGGCATGCTACTGCCGTTTCCAACAGGCCAGAAGGGGCAAAATCAATCACGTGATTTATGCCAATTTCCGCGAAAACGCTTCACTCCGTCCAGAAGACTACGAAGTCATCCGTCTGCTGGATCCGCGCGACCCGCTGGGCGACCTGATGGTACTCATGGGGCGTGAACCTGGGCGCGATGGCGAAACAAGAGTCCGTACTGAAGACCGTAAATTCGCTATCCTTGTGCGCTTCCCCACCCCCGGCTTCCAGTATTACCCCATCCCCTACTACACCAGCATTTTCCGGGGCGACTGGTACGACATCAAGCGACTGATTGGGAAAGGCAAGAAAGCGAAGCTCCGCAACCATGCCAGCGTGAAATACCAGGTCGAAGTGCACAAGGACTATTGGCGAAATATCTGTGATGAAGAACATATCACCGACCCGTTGAAAAAGCAGGAACGCATCAAGAAGGAGAAAGAGAACATCAAGAAATTTGTTTCCGGAATCGAAAACAGCGGAAAAGTGTGGATAACCGGTTACTACGTTAACCCGAATGGGCAGGAGGTCCGTATGGTGCGTATCAACGTCATCGAGACCGGCAAGGAGGGTGGAGACTGGAGCGAAGACATTCAGGAGGCCAGCAACATCACTTGTTACGGCGACAATATACACCCCAACCTGGTGGGGGCCACGCCCGGCAAAGGACAGAGTAACAACTCCGGATCTGACAAGCGCGAGCTTTTCACCCTCAAACAGGCATTGGAAATTCCTTTCCACGACCTGATGAATATCCCGCACAATATCGTCATCGAGTACAACGGATGGGGTGAAAAGGTGTATCCGGACATTCCCATGGTACTTCTTACCACCCTTGACCAGAACACGGACGCAAAGCAGAAGACTGCTTCCGACCTTGAAAGCAAATCCTAAAACGAATCAATATGGCTATCACATTTTCACAAAATGTTTTCGAAAGAATCTGTACCTCTGCCACAAATTCCACGGCAGAGGTCTACGACATGATCGCCCCTCACCTCGACGATACCCTGCAAAGCATTAACCGGGTGCTGCTGGGCGACATGGCTGACAAACTGGATGCTGTTCCCGGCCTCGAGGCGGCAGTTATAAAACTGGTTTGTCTGCGTACCTATCAGGAACAGATACCGCAGCTCGACCTGGTATTAACACCGACCGGCTTTGGGGTAGTTTCTAATCAGAATCTGGCCCCGGCTTCCGCAGACAGAGTGAAGAATCTGCTACAGCAAGTCACCAACTCCGCCGAGGATGCTTACGACCGGTGCCTGGAATTGCTGGTCGGAACCGACTGGGCGGATACGGCACAGGCTCGTATCAACATTCCGAACCTGATTTACACCGCACGGCAGCTGAAGATGTACGTCGAATTCCCGTCCGCAGACGTTCATCGTTCCAAGCTGGTAGAATGTCGTTCCCGCATGTATCAGGCCGAAGAAAAGCTCCGGCAGCACGTGTCGGCCAAGTTCTTCGACCACATACTTGAACAAACCCGGCACAATGCGTACACCAAAGAAGAAACCGCTATGGCCGACTACATGTGCAAGTTTATAGGCTTCTGCATTGCGAAAGATTGGCCGGCGGCAAAGGACATGCTGGAACGCATCGAAAACTACGCGGAAGCCAAGGCAGATACATTCACTGCCTACAAGGACTCCGAGGCATACAAAGTCAAACATTTTGAGACCTACAAAAATGAAAAAGACGATTCCACATACTTTTGGGGGTAGAATCCTCGATTTCCGTTTCCCCACTTCGTGGCAACAGCTCAACCAGGAACAGTTACGATATGTGTTCCTGGTCATCACCCTGTTTCCTCCAGCCAAGGCGAAAACCTACGTCTTCATGCGCTTTACCGGAATCCGTGTCCGGAAGCGAGTAAAAGTGGGATGGCTGTGCACGTTCCGCCTGAACTGGCACAAGAAACTGAGGTTCATCCTGCAGGACTGGCAGGTGCGCAGCTTCCTCCGGCAGATTGATTTTATTTCCGAACCCAACACCTACCCCGTCCGTCTGGACAAGATAGGCGGCCGATATGCCATCGATGCGATGCTGCACGGACTGAGCTTCGAAGATTACCTTTGTTGTGAAAACCATTACCAAGGCTACCTGTATTCACAGGATCTTTCCCAGCTCAAATCTCTGTATGGTTTCTTGTACAAGAAAAAGCCTGGTGCAAGAGGCTCACTGAAGGCTGCCTTTTCCCGAATCAAAGAATACGAGCTGGTATCCGTATTCCTTTGGTGGGGCAGCGTCAAACTGTATTTCATGTCCCTGTTTCCCCATTTCTTCCAACCATTTCACCGACCGGCCGACGCTGATCAGCCAGAGCTGCCCGACCTGATGGGCGCGATGAACGCCCAGATCCGGGCACTGACCGGCGGCGACGTGACGAAAGAAAAGGAAGTCCTGCAGATGGACTGCTGGCGGGCCCTGACTGAACTGGACGCTAAAGCACACGATATTCAAATCTTAAAATCAAGACAAAATGGACACAAATAAATTCTTTGACGGCCACACTTACTTTAAAGAGCTAACCGAAAAGAACAAGCTGGCCAAAGCCAACTCGTTCTACCCGTGTTCCTGCAGCGGTATCAATTCCCTTCAGGATGTGCTCGACAATTTCCGGAAACAATCCGCTTTCGTCTGTGTCGATGACACCAACGACGCTGCCGTTGAACAAATCGGGGGTGGCTGGTTCAAGAAACGCACCTTCACCGTATTTCTCCTGATCCGGTACAAATACGATGACATGACCGACCGGGCGACAAAGCTGGACATCTGCCGGCAGCTCTTCCGACAGTTCCATTCCCGCATGATCCGTGACAAGTTTATCTACGAAGACCTGGATTTATCCTTCCTGAATGTCTCCAAAATCTATGCCCGTGAACTGGGGGAGTATTTCATATCTGGATGCACTGGCCTGTACTTTATGGTAGAGCTGACGGAACCGACTGATTTATGTTATAAGGAGGACGAGTGGAATGGCTAGAGGATGGCATGGAATGAATACAGGGTGGCATAGCCTTGATTCAGAAAAGAAACGACAAATGGCTGAAAATGCGACTCCTGAAGACCGCTTAAAATACATGAAAGCCTGGTCGGAAATGATGGTAAACATTTGGCGTGAGAAGATAGAACGATTGCACGTGATAGATACTTATACTCTGCATCAGCAAATCACTGAAAACGTAGCTGGAACAACAGACCTCGCAACCATACAGCACAAATTCATGGAGTACGGCATATACCAAGATTGTGGTACCGGAGTCGGATATAAAAAAGGGAATAAAGGTTATCTTGAGGTATTAGATTACAGATATAGAGAAGAAAACAGACTGGATGTTCCACGTAAAAGAGGCCCAGGTTGGGGAGGTGGATATACTTCAGGTGAAACAAGATATCCTCGAGAATGGTTCTCACGTCCATATTATGCCTCAGTTATGGTACTAAAAGAACAGATGGCTTTCATGTATTCAGAAGAATTTTGTGGTTTAATTGTTGACGCCATCCAATACAACGAAAGAGTCAGAGGCACATCCTTAAGAAACCGTCTTTGGGGATCCCATTGGAAGAACAAGAATAAGTATTCTTATTAATGTCTTTTTGAAATCTAACTCGGTAAGTTTACTTCGTAAAAAACTCAGAATTATGGCAACAAAAACATTCGACGAACTCAAACAATTAGCAATCCAGATCCGCGATGAGAAGACCAACAAACAGAACACTGCAACCCGTATCGGCACACAGATGCTAGAACATTTAGAGAAGCTCGAGCAGGATTACTATGACAAGACTACAATAAATAACCGAACAAGCGAATATAACGTATCAATAAATCATCCAACATCAGGTATATCAGGCGGGAATAAATACGACCTGGCCGGCGCAATTGGACAAGTTCCGGCAGAACTTAGGACAGCAGGGCTTACCGTCAGCTTCCTGAACGAGTCTGGAGACACGGAGAAATGGGAGTTCAGCGGAGGTTCCTGGGCGGTCGGCGGCTTTGAGCAGGTGGGGGCCGAA